TCAGCATCGAAGAATCGATTAGTGCCATCTTCAGTAATGATACCGAGCTCGGTCAAAGCCTTAGTAGCCGGCTTGGTCTTGCCGGTAAGCGAGACCATCATCTGGCGAAGAGAAGTACCGGCGGTAGAGCCTCGAATACCATACTGACCAAGAATGGCGATGGCGGTATTAACATCATCAAAGTCAAGACCCAAGGTGCGAGCAACGCCGCCAGCATACTTAAGCGAGGTGCCCAAGTCTTGGATATCAATCATCGAAGCGTTAGCCGCTCCAGCCATCTTATCGGCAACACCTACAGCCTCATCAGCTGATAGCCCAAAGGTCTGAACGGCAGCCATAAGGATATTGGAAGCAGCGTCCAATGGGATATCTGCGGCAGCGCCCAGATTAGCAACTGCCTCGCCGATACCGTCGATAATGTCCTTAGGTCCCACACCCGCCTTGCCGAGCTCGACAAAAGACTCAGCAATCTGGTCAGCAGAGTAGATTGTATCAGCACCGAGCTGGAGGGCCTTTTCCCGGATAGCATCATATTCTGCCTGAGTAGCAGAAGAAACGGCGCTGAAGTAGTCTAGCTTACGTTCAAACTCGCCGGCCTTAGTAGCAGCATAGATGAAGCCACCTGCCATAGCAGCACCAGCAGCAGCAACTCCCGCGCCCGCAGTTACTAGAGCACCACCGCCAGTTTGAAGTGCCGTTACCGTATTAAGATGTTCACGTCGAACTTTAGTATACGCAGCCAAAGCCTGATTGATGTCCAGGATCATTTGCCCACGAATGGTACCGAGTTCGCTCATTGGCTACTCCCTTCTGGAAGTGTGATTAACTAAGGCCAAACAGCACGGCAGGATCGGCAAATTGCTTAGCCGACTTCTCTGGGCCATCTAGATACTTAGCAAGAACCCGCTTGCGGGCGGAGATAATCGCACCCTCGCCCTTTTGTCTCTTGTGTCCAGCCTTATCCAACTCGCCTTGAATAACAGCATGAACATACCAAACGGCCTGGTCCAGGCAATATGCTTCATAAGAGCCCGGAACCAGACCGACTATGGTACTTGGTGTGGCGTTAGTTCCCTGCGCCTGTTGCGCTAGCATCCACACCTGCCTGGTGTTCCTTACGAAATCGCTCGAGGTTACGAGTACCCCCGGTGACCCACTGGAAGAGGAACAGCTTATCTTCTTCGGGAAGCTCATCAACGTAGAGCAAATCCTCGTTCCGGTCTTCCTCTTTTTCCGGAGCGGGGTGAAGCTTGGGCTCAACCAGCACCTTCATGGCAACCTGGTCATTGAGCTCCATCATATCCTTGATCATCTGGGGGTCAAGCTCCCCGTCATTCATCAAGTCTTGTTCGGTTAGCCTCTTACCCTTATCCAGAGACTCCTGTACAATGGACATCAGCGAGTTCGGAATCGTTCCCGACTCCATAAACACGCGCAAACCCCCCGGATTTCGTACCTTCACGATAAATCCGGAGGGAAGCTCGATTGTACCACCGAGGCGCTGCTTAAAGTCTCCAACCGCGCTCACTCGCTGATTGGTTGCCTTCTTCTGGTTGTTAGCCATTTGGTCCTCCTGGGGATCCTAGTTATGTTGTTTCGTTGATGCAAGTCATCGAGCATTAGCGTGTGCATGTCGTACGAATACCCCTAAAGGGTATATCGTACGAATCACATCACGCAATTACTCCGATACCTCGCAATGATTCTTGCGGGTGGTTCTTCATTCTCCTAAGAGAATTGAATTAATTAAACAATCGCCACGGCAGTCTCATTGTGATCGAACTCGTAGAGATCGCCGCTAGTCTCATCGCCGTAACCCTTGCCGGAGGCAGAGGTCAGCAAGAACGAGCCATTAGCCATCTCACCCTCGAGATCGCCATCTGCCTTGCAGCGGAACACTCGAGCATGGAAGTCGCCGCCATTGTCGGAGATCGCTCGACCCCGAACATTGAAGTAGGGACGAGAGTCGGCAACATTCTTAGTGTAGGTGTTCTTAGTGGACGGGGTGACCCCAGAGGTAGCAGTTGTACCGCCGGCAAGCACCTTCCACACCGCCAGCGAGATGCCGCCGCCCTCAAGCTCCCAGTCCACCGTGGGACCAGCGCCATGAGAAGCAACCGTGCGATCATCGCCCTCGAGAGTCTCAAACTCTTCGGTATCGGCGAAGGAGAAGGTTCGGGAAGCGGGAAGGAAAACGGCATTAGCCGTATCCTCAGTACCATTGGCCAGCAGGGGAATCAGCTGAACCTGGCGAAGGCCAAACGGCAGCGCGTAATCGGGCAGAGCCATGATTAGTGTCCTTTCTCAAGGGTTGGTTGTGAAAATCGTCGTGTTTTTATAACCCGCCCAGTACTAAGCTGGATGGTGTGGAGAACAACAACTCCATTAGAAGCCCCGCAAATCCGGCGCTTGCACTTTACTTCTACGGTTTGATGATCATCGGACAGGATGCCGAAAAGGGTCCCCTGGCATCGAAGCTCAATCATTGATCCTCCAAGCAACCCGTTAAGCCGATGATATATTTTCTCATAGGCCCCTTGACGAGCGATTTAGAGAGCCATAGGGACTCGCTAATCGGCAATCTCGTCAATAGGGCCCCTTGAATCAGGCGCGATTGCGTGCGGGCTGAACAGTCGGAGTAACCGGAGGCTCATTGACCGCGACGGCCTCGGGCTCCTCGTCGGGCTTAGTAAACTGGCCAAAAATAACCGGGTTGTCAACCAAGAGGTCTCGTACTTCCTTAGCAACTGAAACCTCTTCGCCGCGCTTGAAGACCAAGTCTTCATCAACTGAAACTCCATGCTTCTTCAGGTCATCCTTGCTAAGAAGGCGAACATCGGAGCGACCCCGATAGGTAATCTTAACTGCCATCGTCACTTACTTCCTTTACTGTCATGATGAAACGAATGTATTTCATCGTTGTGCTAAGAGTTTGGTCATCTAGGTCTTGACTAGTTTCTACGTAAGAAACTGCAATCACCCCATCCGCAGGGGACGAGGCCTGAAAGAAGAGGTTCTTGAGGACTTGGATAACCTCATCGATCTTGTCATAGCTGGCAGTTTCGTAATCAGCGAAGTCATGGATGAAGATCTGGAGAAACTGTCGGCTAATCTGGAGTTGTTCGGAGAAGTTCTCGTTAGCATTATACCCCAGCTTATACACGATATAGGGGTAATCTTCTCGAGAAGATGACATAGTATTCTTCAGGAAAACCCTATCTCCGATAAGGGCCTGAAGCGGAGCATGATTCAATAGGGTGTTATAGACCCAAACTCGAGGGCTCATCAGGACCTACCCCTTCTAGCCGCCCTAATTGCAGCTTCCGCCTTCGAGAAAGCATAGGGAGCATAAGACTCAAGGGTGGGCATGATGGTGGCAAATCGCCCATTCTGGATGGTTTCAAGCCACAGGCCATAATCAACGGTGTGGAACAGCTCGAGGGTAATTTGCCCATCCACTTCGTTCACTTGAGTGGAAAGACCGGCTCGAGCATCACCTGTTCTATCAGCCCATGGCGCATACGTTTGTGCAGTATTTAGGATCTGAGTCTCGGCCTCTTTAAATGCTTTGAGAGCCACTTCATCCCATTCCGGACCCTCAAACCAGGCAAGAATACCATCGTTAATAACGAACTTGCTACCATCCATTTGGCCCTCCCAAGAAGTCAATACTGCACAGGGTTGATTCGTGCCTAATGGGGTTAATGCCGGAAATCCGCCAAATAGACCCATTGTAGGTGAATCGGTCATTCTCTTCAACCTGGAAGTTATGGGGGGCAATTAGAAGATAGTTAGTATGGGGGATAAACCCCGCTTCGCTATCTACCAGGCCATTAGTATATCGTCTTACGTTTTGAACAATGCGAGCCGTTTGGGGGGCCCGAAGAACCGCAGGGCCCTTAACGAGCCCCCCAGAGGCAGTTTTAGTCGGCTCCGGATCATGCTCGAGCTCGATTTTAACCGGGTCGGCTTTAATGAAAGCCCAGATGGCTTTACGACGCATTACGAGCTCTGCTTGATTCATCGCCTAACGATCCTTCCGATTCGGGCTCGCCCCTCAGTAGGACCTGCAGAGGACTTGGCATATAGGGCGATCATGGCTCTGGCGTTGTCCAGCAGATCACTTAGTTCACGACTAGCTGCGCCATCAGTTACGTTTACTAGGTTAGCAAACTGTGCAGCCTTTGCCAGCCACCCATCATATGCCGCGCGTTCAATGGATGGATTATTCTCAAGCCACCGAGTGAGCTGAGCATCGGTAAACAGGGTATCAGCCTCCGTTTGACCCGCTTCAATTTGCTCACCGAGTAGGAGCCTTAGAGCTCGAATATTTTCGAGGGTTCCATCCATGACGATTACTCCTCAGTATCCTCCTCCGCTGCATCAGCAGCGAGGAGAGCCTCTCGAACTTCGCCAACCTTCTTCAGGCCGGAAATATCCACACCCCGCTCATTGGCGAGCTCCTTGAGCTCACGGGCAGTGAAGCCGGCATACGGGTTTTCCTCAACGGGCATCTCGTCATCCGAGTCATCCGAGTCATCCGTAACACCCAGCAGCTGCTGAGCCTTCCAGATGGGGTCGTTGCTGATGACTTCACCCTGAGAATTCTTAAAGATAACGGGCTCATGCTTGGCCATGATTTACTCCTTGTGGGGTTGGGGGAGGGCCCTAAGAATCTTGTGACCCTCCCCCTATCGATTAGATGTCGTACTGGGCGGGAATCGTGTAGGTACCGCTAGTGGTAACCTGCATCACAACACCGGCACCGCGATGGCGAATACCAGTGCCAATGCCGCGGCGGTAGAACGAATCCAGCAGCGGGTAATCGCTCCGCTGACCCGGGATAACCTTCAGACCGCGGTAAGCAGGGTTGCTGTGCTCGCGGAGGCCAATGGGGTTGGAGATGTTATCCTGGCCGCCAGTAGCAACTGCGACCATGTAGCCAGCGGGGATGTACCCCTCCTCGACCACATGGAACGGACCATAGGTACCAACCTCACCAGGAACTCGTCCAGAGGGGCCACCAACGTAACGACCATCGTTCGGAACCCAAACCGCTCCGCCGTAGTACTCAGGGTTCGGCACGAAGTCGAACTGAGCACCAGTCGAGGTGCGGAAGGTCTTGATAACATCGGCTTCCTGCTTGTTAACCCAGAGAACGAGCTTGTAGCCCGCCTGGAGCGTGTAGCCGTGCTCCTCGACGGCAGTCGCCATCGTGTCGAGATTTGCCGAGGTAACCGTTGCCCCACCGGAGGTGAGGTAGTGGTTATGAGTACCGGCGAAGGTGTTATGCTTGTAAGCCGGCGGAAGCTCGCCATCGCCATTGTAGAAGCCGTAAACCGTAAGAACCTCATTCTTATCGGTAAAGCCCTGAGTGTTAAGCGGGTTGAAGAGTCGCTTCATCACCCGGTTGAAGATGAGCTTGGTATCAGCCTCAAGCGCGAGGTTGTGCTGAACCCGAAGCTGGCTGAGGCTCGCCTCGGCGATGAACATCCAGGTGTAGCGAATCGCCAGATCGTAGAACTTGAAGTCGAAGCCTCGCTGGAAACGGGTAGCGGAGGTGCGAGCACCGACCGGCTGACCGTACTCAGAAGCCTCTTCAAATTCCATCTCGCTCGGCGCGGTAACAACCTCAATCGGCGAGCTAACTCGGAACGTCATGGCATCAATGATGCGATTACGATCCCGGTTGCGAATGGCGATGGTGCTCTGGATTTCCTCCCAGAAGCTGTTGAGGTCGGTGCCATCAGCGGCAACCACCACATCTGCGCGCTCGTTAAAGCCATCTTCCGCACCGAAGAGCTGAAGATCGTTATCCGAGAGCAGCCAATCCATGTAATTGATAGTGCTCATGTAAGTGTTCTCCTTAACTTTCTGTAGTTAAACTGGGGCTCAGACTCGGACAATCAGTCGGCCGGCCTCAACCGTCCAACCAACCTTAGTCCCAGTGTTAGTGGTCGAGAGAACACCCGCGGCGTCAGCATAAATCGCAGAACCAGCCGGGAAGGCCGTCGTATCGAGATCAACAATCTCGCCCGAGGTCATGATGTCAACGACGTCACCCGCCATAGCTCCAATGGGAGCATTGGGGTTCGGAACACCGGCCGGCGTGCGGGCAGCGTTCTTAACGACAACGCCAACCATGCCGGACTGTCCGGCCGTACCCGTAACCACTCGACCCGAAGAGTTGAGCGAGACGGCGCCAATAAAGGCACCGTCAGTCAGGGTAAGGTTAGCATTGAGCTTTGCCCGAAAACCTCCGGAAATCGGATCATACTTGTCGTACCTAGCCATTAGAGGCTCCTCCTTAAAGAGATGTTAGCTTATGTTTAAAGCCCAGGATAAAGTTGCTTGTAATCATTGTTGCCCGAGTCCTTCTTCTTGCGAGCCCCAAACTGAGACCCCGAGGGTTCACCGTCGTCCGTACCGGGCTTGATGAAGTGAGGCTTACGCGCAGCCAAGTCCTTGACCGCCTTCTCGATGCTCTTGGCATCAACGGTTACGATGGACGGATCGGCTTGATCCTGTTCGTAAGCAATACTAGTTCGATCCACACCCGAGATGGCATCTTCAACATCAACGAAGTTATGCTTCTGAGCGATCACTCGAATCTCATTGTTAAGGCGTTCGTTGAGGAACCCCGCGGCCAGTAGCCCCGAGCGCTTTCTCTCAGTCTCCGCCTCAATCTGAGCGCGTTCAAGTTCAGACTTCTCAGCCAGCTCTCGAGCGTCCTTCTCTTGCTTAAGCTTCCGAAGCTCCTTAAGTTCCTGCTGCATGGCGCGCTTATCCTGGCGCTCGCGCTCAAGAGCGGTCTTAAGGCCGCGAACCTTGGGATCATTGGCGTCGTCGTGATTCGCATCCCGCGAGTCAGTCTCTTCCTCCGAAGTTTCCTCGGTCGCATCATTCTCAGCATCATCATCTCCCTCAGCGCCAAAAATCCATTCTGGCAGCTGGAAGGAATCGACCTGCTTGTCGGTGTGGAGGGTGAACATGGTGAACCTTTCCGCGCATCCCGCGCTGGAGTTTGTGGAAGTATCCCACTTCCAATTTACTTAGTGGTTACCTCAGTACCAGAGCTTTCATTTGATCGCTCCTTGTTGTTACTTTGGTTACCTTCCTTGACGGTAGTATCGAGGTTTTGGTCGGTTTCCTCGACCTTCTCTTGGTAAGCTTTGCTTACCTGGTTCCGCTCCAGATCTTTGAGGATATCATCCTCAATGTTCCGGGGGAAGACATATCCCAGCTTGATCATCTCATCGCGATAGTACTTGGTAGAAATAACGCGGCGATCAAGCATGTTGTTAAGCTCGTTAACTAGGGCGGTTCGATCAACGGGCAACTTATCGCCCAGGACGGGGATAACTTCGCCATCTAGCGATTCTCGCTCAAAGACTTCATGCCAGGTGATCCAGTCATAGAAAAGTTGCTGGAGTTTACCAATGCCGGCAGCATCTCGCTGCTCAACTTTAGCAAGGGTTGGCATAAAACGAATCGCTAGGGCGATACCAGACTGGGCAATTTGGGCTTCGACTCGACCGAGAGCTACATCAGTAAGAGCTGCTGCCTCGCTGATCTTGTTTTCAAGGTATTTAATTTGATCCGAGGCCGGGGTGATCGATCCCACACCCTCAACTCGCCGGAAATATGAACCCTGAGTTACTTCCATAACTCGACCAGGTGCAACTTCCCAGTCAACCTCGTTACCATCATCATCTACCGGGCGACCGCCATCAGTGGCATATACACCCAGGCCCTCGAGCGAGAGAGCTGCAGAAACATCCGTAGCGCCCTGAGAAATCGTCTGAAGCATGGTCTCAAAGCCTCGCAGCTCAGAAGACCCAAATAGCTCACCGTCCCAATCTCGGTTTTTAAAGGCATAGATGGGGATGGCGGTAATTCGCTCATCGAGATAGCCAAAGGGAATACGTTGCTTAACCAGCTTAGGGGCTTTACCCCACCAAACTGGATCTAGTTCGTAGATGCCCTCTTCGCGTGAGATTCGGCGCTTGCCCGAGCTTTCATCCAAGCGGTAAGTTAGTTTCCTAACTCTGATGGTGTTGGGATCATCAGGCAAGTAATACTGCTCGGCAATGTGACAAGCAATCATCTTGTCTGGTTCATCTTCATCGTAAACGGGAAATACCATAGAAGGATCTACGGCATTAAGTGAAAGTCGAGTTCCAGCCTGCTTAATCGGGTTAGCCGTAAGATGGAAGAAGTAGTCGCCTCGTGCAACACCAGTATGCTTGGCTGTATGGAAGCGAGAGTAAAACATCTCCCTCTTCAGGAAGTTATTCAAAGCCACCTTGAGTGAATCCGGGCCATCCGGCATAAGCTCAAGACCCTTGAGAATGTAGTGAGCCGTTGTATCAACAATGATTCGGGCATTAGGGATATACAGGGGCTGTTCGCCCTCGAGTACTCTCAATACAAATTGCCGAGGCTCATTCCAGTAGAGCTGATCATACTTCATATAGGCTAGCAAGCGGGATTGATCTTCAACCGGTACCCAGTTGGGCTTAGTACCGCCATACCCACTAATACTCGACCACTGGGTATAAGTATCAGAACTCATGCAGCAGCCCTCCTCTTTTTAACAGTACCTTGTCGAGAATGTCGTCGTTCTTCTGAGTAGCGTTCCATGTGACCCTTAAAGAATCGCCCCAGAGCCTCAACTCCGTGGTTATCCTTGTCCAAGGGCAGTTCGCTGGCGTTTCTAACTTCACTAGATCGCTCAGGCCACCTATAGCCTTCTCGCATCTCCCAAATCAGCATGGTGCAACTGCGATCAACAAATAGCCCAGGGCGCTTATCGGGGTGACCATCAGGCAAAGACTCTGGTCTAATTTTAAGCGCTGATTGCATTAGTCTGATACGGTGCTTAATTTCGCCACCCGTGTTATTGCGAGTGGGAATCTTAAGATGCCGTCGCAAGATTGAGGCGTCATCCGGCGAAGCCGGGTCAACGTAGATTGAAACCAGCTTTTGAGTAAGAGGATGATCCAAGAACTCATTCTTGGCGATATCTTCGGTATCTCGAAGACGGAATCGGTGTTCACCAATAACATAAACGATGTTATCCAATGGGTCCAGCTGAATCCAAAGCCAAACCCAGTCGTTAGTATACCCAAAGTCTACCGCAGCAAAAAGCGGCCAATCCGGGTTATAGGTGAGATCCTTGATGTGCTCATCATCATCCCACTCTTTCATGACTCGGCCTTGACGCTGAACAAAGTAACCGCCATACTGGCGCTTAAATTCATCCTCGGTCAGGTCATCCTGGGCTTCAAGGATCTCAGGATCAGTTCGACCCCCTGGAAATACGATGGTATTAGTCCAGCTGGGCATTCGCCACGATTTCCACTGCGTCTTACTGATGTCTTGTCCACGATGATAGGCCCAGTAAAGCAGGGACTGCTCGCTGGCATCTTCAGGAACCCCAGACATGATGCTCATGCCGCGCTTATCTGACAGGGCAGGTCGAACATAATCACCGAACATGCGGCGGCGATGTCGTCCAGCTTCTACTAGCAACACGAAATCAAGGCCTTCACCAACGAGGCTTTCCGGGTGACGGGCAGAGCGGCATTCAATGTCAAAACCCCACTTGGTTTTGATATGCATGTTGCCATTCTCTACATTGTTAAGGAATTTGCTGCTGACCTGGTCAATTCCCAGCTTCTTAAACGTATCATGAACAATGCGGAACTCTTTTTCGCAGTCCGAATACTCTGGGCCAATAATCCAGCCTCGCATCGGTTCGCCTCGCCAGTTGCGAACAAATGCTAAGCCCTCTACTTCCTTGGCTCCGAGCATCGTCTTGCCCCAGCGTCGACCATTGCAAACTACCCGATGACGTGTGTTATCATAGTGGATAACTTGCTGACCCCGGTGTGGAGTATAATCGGTCAACTCGAAGTACTTGTCCTTACGAAAGACTAGCCCATTCTCATCAGGCAATGTAATGGGCATAGACGACTCCCTCGGACGAGTTGATGGCGCCCTATAAATGCGCCCATATCATAATGCTGGAATATCCTAATGGCCTTCCCAAGGCCCTTATCGAGGCGTCTCCTTATATCGATCGCGCTCAATCAGTGCCTGCTCAATGGCTCGAGCTTCGGCCTCGGCTGTAAGAGCCGATTCTGCCTCAGTATCAGGTCCAGTACCCCCAAACCAGAAGTAAGGATCTACTGGAGCTCGACTATCTTCTTCTTGTCCGGTAAGAGATTGGAGTCGGAGCTTATCAGCAGGAGTAAGAGCATCACTGCCCTTGGGGAAAACCGTGTTGGGCATAACCCCGCGGCCTTCGTATTCGCTTTGGTAAGTGGGCTTCATGTTAGCTCCTTAGTACCAACTAAAAGTGAGTTCTTCTCCCTGGATTGAGACCACCAAGAAGGAAAAGGGGAAAACCCTGGATCGAAGATCTCGAATACTCGGTCCCACACCACCATTCGGGTGAGAGTGCCAGATTGTGGTCTTCTCGAGGGTTTCTTGAGTTACGCTCCAACCGTGAGACTTAAGCATGGAACTAAGAGCAGTGCTTCGGATGGCAAAAGCCTTATCCGGAGTATCAGAGAAATTTTCGAGTTGAACTACTTCATCATCCGGCAGGATAAGACCTACTGCCTCATTGGGGCGTTCGTTAAGGGCGATGGATTGAATCGCCTCCAGGAGCTTCCCCTCGATCACTCGGTACATTATCGGCCTCTCTGCCAAAGATATAGGCTAGTTCTCTTGCATCTAGTAGTCCTTTTGCCGCTAGGGTCTCAATTAGCCTTAGGATTAGCCCGGATAGATGGTTTGTTACCAAGGAGGCATTTTGAATGGGGGGAGGCTGCTTAGTAGCCGACTTGGCCTTCAGCGAGCCGTCAAGAGAGAAAATGTGCTCATAGCCACTATGCTCTTCTTTTGTAGCACCGCAGATTTGGCAAACATCAGCCATCGTCATCACCCTCCCATTCCAGCTCATTATTTCCATCCGCGTCATCGGCCATTGGCATGGTAACACCAGGGAAATGAGCCATAGTATAACCCTGTCCGCCTCGAGTGGGATCCATCAATGCTTGGGCCGGATTAACCATCACCTGTCCAAGAATGCCCTGCAGCTTAACTGAAACATCAGATTCAATTCGCTGCTTCGGCTTACCAATGACATGCTCAATGAGGAATTTAGCGGCATCTAGCTTGACAGAGGGAGGAACTATGGCCCGTCCCTTGTCATCAACTTCTTCATTATTAAGTAGATGGGTTAGAGTCTTTAGAGCATCAACCGTTGTGGCATTCATGCTTGTTTTAACGGCAGCGGTATATCGCTCCATTGCCTCTTCATGAACTGCCGTTGAAATCCAAGTGGGCTTAGGCCCATTAAACGAGCCATTGACTCCCCGGGGTCGCCCATGAGCGAGCTCCTCTAGGTCCCACTCATCCAGGGGCTTGCGATAGAGGTATTCTACTTCCTGTGCTGAAAGCGCATCCGCTCGGTTCATCTTACGCCGAAGCCTAGCGCGAATTTGCTTTCTAGTTAGCAGCTTACCATCAGCAGTTCGTGGAGGTTCAAGCGTAGGCAAAAGATCCTGGATCTTACCCGACTTATGCTGGCGAATATCTTCAGCCTTGGCAAAATTAATTGTCATAGTGGTAGCCACTAGGATCACCCCCTCTAGTGGGGATCAACTTGCTCATTCGTCCAGTTGCCGGTACTGAGTACTTGCTACGCGTAGTTCTAGCCCTTTCCTTAGCTGGAAGAGGAGCAGCTACCTTGACTTGCTTGACCAAGCTCATCGTGGTAGCTGACTCCTTCTTCAGCGAAACGAGCTCCTGATGAATCCTCACAACATAGTAAAGCATGACAAGCCCGATAACCACAAGAAGGGCTTCCATTGCTCATCACCCCTTGCATATATACACGATTAAGATCATGTTTACTTTATCAAGGCAAGGGTAAAACTCTCAAGGACTATCTTTAGACCCAAGTAACCGTATGGCCGATTAGTTCATTCTTTACTTATTGACTATTCCACCCAGATATCATATTCCCCTCGGATAATCTCTTCAGGGTGTCTAATAACCTTGATGTAGAAGGAGGTTTTCACTCTGGGAAGAATCAAAGCCCCCTCAGGCCTTTCCGCCAGGGGGTGAGCAACTAAAACTTTAATTAGCCCTTGGTCTACTTTTGCACTACTCCAGGTTTTGCAGTCATCAATCGAGTACTGAGCATCAAAGATACCTTCATCGACCCGTAGACCAGAAACTTCCCAGGTGGCATATTCTACTCCACCGGGCTTGATTGACTGGGGAGATACTCGTTTAATCTGGATAGTCATAAAACTACTCCTTTTTAGTTAATGGTTTCCCTTGTACATATATGGGGTGAGTAACCAGCCTACGCCCGTCGTGCACCGCGTGCCCTTAGCGTGCCCCTAGATTGATGACGGATGCACCATCATGCATCGCCGTGCACGGGATACCGTAAGTGTCGTTCTACGCATAGGCCCTAGCCAGCGGTGTTCTGCGCTGTCAGCGACGTTTCGACGTGCCTCC